CGTGATATCGAAGCGGTATTTACCGGGACGCGCCGACTCTTCGGGCGACAGCCACCGGTACTTGTCGGCCCAGTCGATGATGCTCATTCGTGGCGGCGGCGCCCATTTCAGGCACACCTGCTTGATGCCCTTAATCGCCGCTTTCTTCAGCGCTCTGCGGGTCGTCCTGTTCCTCAGGATCCCAATCTGGATCGGCATCATCCTCGTCATAGTTGGAGAGCCTCCTCAGGATTGTCTCGATGGGGTCGCTGATCAAGTGGACGTCGACGTCAATGCCGTACCGGGCGGCCAGGTCCGAAGCGAGTGCGTCAGGGAAGGTATTAAGCAACTCGACTTTCGCCGATGTGATCACCGCTTCGAAGCGCTGGACCATATCTTCTGCCAGCACTACCGACTCTAATTCCTTGGCCAGCGCCAGCTCTTCTCGGTCGCCCCGGACCCTGTCCAGGCGGTCACGGTTCGTTTCCTTTTTGCCGTTGAGGGCCGCCTGCTGCATCAGCCACTGGATCACAGCCTCGGTGTCGTACTGGTTTTCGTTGCCGCGCCCCTGACCGAACTCCATCACGGGCATTCCATCTTTCTGCCAGCGGGTCAGAGTCCGTTCATCCCGGCCGACCAGTTCACCCAGCTCAACCTTACTGACTACCCTGCCCATAGCTAACCCTTTGAAAAGACGGACATCCCTGTAAAAAACTCAGCTGCACGAAACCCGCGAGTTTGGCCACCCGTGTAGGGGGCGGCCCAGGGGGAGGACCCAAAAATCGGCCACCTACCCCCCACCCCGGCAACCTATTGGCCGCGCTCACCGGTCTCGGTTGGGGGCAGCTCGCAGACACCCAGCCGCTTGGCGGCCCAGCGTTCGTAAAGCCCGATGGCAACATCGGCACCGGCCATGGCGGTGAGGCATCCGAAGCCACCGGCGGTCCAGATCGAAACCCCGGCGGCGTAAAGAAGCATCATGGTCGACAACCCGCAGACCACGCAGGCCCCGGACCGCAGGGCTAGGCGCCGGAGCAGCGACCAGCCGTGCATGCCGTCCTTGTCCGCTCGCCACATCTCGCCCGACACGCCGCCGATCAGCGCAAGGACGATGACTAACCAGATTGGCATCTCTGCCAGCGTTTGCTGTTCCGTTGTCATCGTCCGCCCCTTAAACGCAAAAACCCGGCGCGAGGGCCGGGTCATGTGGTGTGGTGCCTGCCGCGCTATGCGGTCGCACCTATCGAAGATGTGTACTTTTTACAGGTCGATTTTACTGGCAGCAAGCCTGTTTTAATGCCACCGGCGAATATGTAGGCAACGCAGCATGAACGCCCCGGCAATGTAGCCGAATACACCACAACGGCCATTCGCTTTTGAGCGCTGGTCCCACCGTCCCACCAGCCTAAAGACAGGTGGGACGGGTGAACCACCTGAAAACAGGGCGTTGTCCCACCGTCCCACCTTTAATCTACTTTTCTCGTGTAAAGAGGTAGTTATTAAAAGCACGCTTATGCGCGCATATCGCGTGATGGTGCCCGCTACGCTACATGCGAGATTCGCACAAACAGGTGGGACGGTGGGACGGGCCAACGAATACGGGGGCGTATTCCGTCCCACTATGCATGCACAAGGTGGGACGAGGTGGGCCATAGCCGGAATGGCAGACAGGCAGGCAATAGGGATCAAGCCGCTTTCCCCATCAACAAGGCAGCAATGCACTCGTGTGCCAGATGCAAGCGTTGGTAGTACGTCCTGGCACTGCACCCGCAATGCAGCATCTTCTGAGACAGGAAGCTGTCGTGGTTGCAGTAGTGCTCACGCACAGCCACCGCTAACTCGGGCGCCAGGTGTTTGTTTACGATCAGCTCAATATCAACCGACTGGTCAAGCAACACTCGGCTGCCGCGAGTGCCTCGGATCAGCTCCCCTTTGCACTCCATCAGCATGGCAATCATGTTGCCTCCACCAGGTACACCCTCGGTGATCGGAGAATGAAGGTCCTGCGCCCATAGCTTGAGCATTTCATCTATGTACCTAATCAAAACAGGCCTCCTCGACACGCTGGTCGCCTGGCATCACCCCAGCCCCCCAGCCTTCGGGTTTCTTGTAGACCCAGTGACGCTGGCCGCTCTTGGACAACGTGGGCAGCCGCGTCCGTTTCCAGCCAAACCGATGCATGATTGCGCCGACGCGCATCTGCTCGGGCTTGCCCCAGTGTCCGGGGTCCAGCTTCAGCGCAGTGCCAAGTAGTTCGCTGCCGGTCGTGGTGGCGCCGATCTGCGACTCTTCCAGCCAGTTCAAGATCGGGCCTTCCCATTCGTCCACGACAAAGCGCTCGTCCTGTGCCTCCGAGAACATCGACGCTTCGTCTCTGTTGACCCACCAGACGTCACCGGCCTCATAGCAGAACACCGCTTCGGCCCAGAGCTGGTCGCGGATCTCGCGCAGTAGATCCAGCTCCACGCGAGTACACGCAACCGGCCAGTACCGGCGGTTGCCCGTGGCGTCTTTGAGGTACTCCTCTTGGTTGGTAGTACCGACGAAAACACACTGGCGTGGCACGTCGTTCGTTCTTCGGCCATAGCTTTCGCGATAGGTGTCCGTGGACGCTGAGAAGAACTGCTTGGCCTTGGTACTTTCGGCCTTGTTAAAACTGTCCAGCTCCCCCAGCTCAACAATCCATTTGCCACGGATCGCCTGGAAGCCGTCTTTATCACCCAGGGCAAAGGGCGTATCCATGAACCAGTCACCGCCGAGAATACTCATAGCGGTCGACTTACCGGCGCCCTGGGCACCTTCGAGGATGAGCACTGAGTCGGCCTTGCAGCCGGGTTTCATGACCCGAGCCACTGCCGAGATCATCCAGCGCTTACCGACCTTCTTCACGTAATCGCTGGACGTCACACCCATGACGTCGATGAGCCACTGCTCAAGCCGAGGCACTTGGTCCCATTCCAGCTTTTGCAGGTACTCACGCACCGGGTGGAAGGCATGATCGTGAGCCACGATGCTGACCGCCTCAATGACACTGGAAGCTTTCACCCGCAGGTTGTAGGTCTGTGCGAGCCATTTCATGACGCGCATATCGTCGATGTCAGCCCAATCACCGGTACCACCGCCATATGGGGCCGCACGCAGCTTGACGATCTTGGAGCTGAAGGCACTGAAGCTGATGACTCCGGCCCAGCGTTCGTCATTGCCAAGAATCAGCTCGACGTTCTGCATATGAGCAATCAGCGCACCGCTTTCACTGCGCGCCAGTTGATCCTTCCAACCACCGGCGGCCGGCGGCTTGACCACAGCGAGCACCTGACGGCGCACCGCTTCCAAGCCTTCGGCGCAATGCAGATCGTTAAAGTCGGTCCACTTGTCCTGGCGCTCGCTGCTGAAGACAGGGGCTACGACCTGACCACCAACAACCAAGGCGGCATTGCTTGCCTTCTCTTCACCGGGGTTCCAGGGGTCGCCGTTCGGTCGTTTAGTTTTCCAGTCGTCGTCGCGACAGATGATGATGGGACGCCCAGGAAAGCGATCACGCATCAGTTTGGCAACTGGGAGTAAGTTGCCCGCATCAAAGGCTATCGCAACCCCATAGGACGTCGCCATGTGCAGGCTCGCGCCGGTCGCATAGCCTTCACAGATCAACAGGGGCTCGCCCGGTTCAGGCTCCGGGCCGATCAGGTGAAAGGCGCCCTCTTTCGACATGCCGTAAGGCCAGTAAGATTTATCCCGACCAGTGTCTTCCTGGGGCTTCGGATAAATCACCTGCAGGCCGACAACCTGATCGCGGGCGTTGCTCATCGGAACAAGAAATGCGCCCGAACGAGGCGCATAGCGAACACGGAAGCCAACGATCTGTTTTCGATCCAGGTAGCTGCTTTTCCCCTTCTCAGGCATGCGCTTGAACATGCTGCTGGCCCGGTTCGCCGCACGCCGGGCGGCGTTGGCTGCGACCTCAGCTGCCCGTTGCCGAGCAGCCTCCTGCCGAGCGCGCATCACTTCGCGCTCCTCCTGGGTCATACGACCAGCCTTGACCTTGATCTTTTGGGACTCTCCCGACCGCCAATCACCGAAGCTGCCGAAGATCAGCGTCTCGTTTTTCTCGGTATGGTGTTCATGTACGACGTACCAGCCGTTCTTTTCCTTTCCTTTGTCCTGTGCCGTTTTGCATCGGGTCAACTTGCCGAACACTAAGGGCTGTGCAGGCTCAAGCCCATAATCCGCGAACTGATTAAGTACCTCGTCAAGCATGGCGAGCGGCCCTTACCTCATCGAGGGACTGACAATCGATGCACTGAGTGCAGCCCGGTACGGCAAGGCGACGCTTCAGAGGGATAGGGTCATTACAACCCACGCAAAACAGAAAAGAATGGCCGACCGGTGCAGGCTTGCGCGAAGCGAGCGTGTGCGCCACGCCCTCAAGCACCAGATCATTTGCGAAGTCCACGTTATCCACGGGGCACCCCCCGCGTCGTCTGGTTGACGTACGAGGCACGGTTGTACATGCCCAGCAGACCTTGGATGCAGCGAAAGACCAACTGGCGCAACTCGGCCAACTCGTGGTCATCCACACGGCCGTCACTGATATGCGAGGCCCATACCTCAGCCAGGTCAGCTACCTGATGGAAGTACTTAGCGATCCCAACCGTGAGGGTCTCAGGCATGTCGCCGGTGTAGCAATCGGCCAAGTCCTGCCAGATCGTGTCGCCCACCAATGCATGGATCGCATCAAGGATGCGGCGATCCTTGGTCAGCTCCAGGATTTCCCCCATTTCCTGCACATTGATGATGTGGGTCGGATGGGTGGGAGAAAGCTTGTGCTGCAACGTGGTGGGGTTTCTGCCGGTGGTGGCGGCTATGGCAGCAGCGCCGCCCGGGTAATCCCTTGCAGCATGGTACAGCGCTAATTCGAGCGTCAGGACTTCTCGCTGCGCCCGATCAACGCAATTCAGAGCGATTCGGCTCATGGCATTAATCCTAATAAGTTGCCAGTGCCGCGCGGTATGCAGTGGTGATACATTTGCCGCGTGGCTTGAAAGGGTCCACACGCCGGTCTAACCGGCACCGTGCCGGAGCGAACAATCCGTTGCTCACTCCTGGCGCAACAGCTGCCTTATCTGTGGTGGAGACGGCAGCAACACCGAGGCTTCCGAGCCTCGGAATCACGGTAAGTGATTGGCGGTTTGCATGTGGTGTGCCCGTCAATCCTTGCCGTGACCTGACAGCACTGTGGTGGTGCCGTCAGGGGGAACTGGGCGGCCCAAGGGTCGCCTTTTTTTCGTTCTAAGCAGCAGCTCTATACGGTGCGGATGCATTCAACAACCAAGCCGGGTCGAAAGGATTTCCGTTTTTTGCCGCCGCTTCGGAAAGCAGGATCGCGTACTTTGTTTCGCCGGTGTAGTCAGTGCGAGGCAAGCAGCCCGATTGCCTCCACTTGTTTAAAGCTTGATAGCTACGCTGACAGACCTTAGCGGCGGCACCGATGCCACCGACAGCCTCAAAAGCAAATGCCAGAGCGCTTGGAAATTTTTCGGGGTCAATCATGACAAGCTCCTCTTATCAACTCGCAGTTGATATTAAACATCAACTGACTATTGCGCAAGACTTATGTAACCATCAACCGATGGTTGATAAGAATGATTTGAGGGCCGCTTTTAGCGCCCGCCTTAACGAAGCGCTGGACGATGCCGGTGTACGCACCCGGGGCAGAGGCGTGGACATTCACAACCGTTTGAAAGCGGGTGGCGTTAATAAAACCACCCAAGCTGTGAGCAAATGGTTGAATGGCGAGGCGATGGCGGAAGCTGACAGCATGATGGCCCTCTGCGCCTGGCTGAAGGTTCGTCGCGAATGGCTGGAGTATGGAGTCTTACCGAAAAACGAAGGGGCGAATCCTACAGCCCACACCGGATTTGGCGAAAACAGCAACGTTCTACCGGTATCCCCGCAACTCGGTAGGGTCCCACTAATATCGTGGGTCCAGGCTGGGGCCTGGTGCGAAGCGGTCAATTTTGAGCCCTATGACGTAGACAGTTGGATCTCTTGCCCGGTGCCAATCAGTAAAAACGGGTTCGCTTTGAAGGTTCGAGGTGATTCGATGACAAACCCGGGACCCGGCCGCTCCTACCCTGCGGGATGCATTATTTTTATCGATCCAGAGGTGGAAACACATACTGGAGATCGAGTAATCGCAAGGGTGCCGCGTACAAATGAAGTGACCTTCAAGGTTTTAGTAGAGGATGCAGGACGTCAATATTTACGACCTATAAACCCGCAGTATCCAATCATCGATATTACTGAAGAAACGCATATTTGCGGTAAAGTTGTAGGGTCATTTGTACCTGAATAAATGACCCTAAGACTCCTAGCCGACGAATGATTTCGCGCTGGCTATTAGCACTTGCTGAGCGATATAGCGCATGAGCTGTATGTCGTACAAAAGTTGGTCTGCCTCCTTTGTAAATGGCAGTAGCAACTCTTCCTGCGTATCCCGAACATCCGTTTTAGAATGAACAATCTTGCACCGAATCTCATATATCCGCATCGCAACTTCACTTCGAAGGTCGCTATCTTTCGATTCTATGCTCAATTTTTGAGAACTATTTTTTGATTTTGCTGTAAAGAAAGATTGAAGTTCTGCGTCGGCTTTTAAAAAATCACGCAATTCATCTTGGTTTACACACTCATCAATAGTGGTTTTGAGCTGAGATCGCTCGTCTCCATAAGCCCCCGCACGGCTGAGTTGAACCGCATTGAGGAGCCTCGCTATATCAGCATCACTGTCCGACCTAAAGGTGGGATGGCGAAGCACTCCTTTCAGTTTCCTTAGAGCCTCAGATTTTGAATAGATCGGAAAATAGAACTCAACTACTTGATAAAATGCCAAGAACTGCAGCAGGGG